ATGGAGATCCGCAGTATGTGACCTCCGAAGAGCCAAACGGCAAAGTTGCAATCAACATCGTCATGTACGGATTTGCTGCTTATACCTCAGAGCGCTACGGAAAAGCGATGGCACAAATTAACGGAACCGGTCTGGCTTCACCTAGCTTCTAGACCAACAAATGTCTGGCAGTCATCCCTTCCGGTGACTGCCAGGCTCTACGACCTGAGCAGTCAAGAGAGGATGGAGTCGATGGGGAAGATCTACTCCTGCACCTCTCTATCCGTCATGGCTGTCTCCCTTTCAGTCAGGACTGCTCATGGCCGTAGTTAACGGATACGCAACACTTGCAGAAGCCAAAGGATTTCTTTCGATCTCAGATAGTGTCGATGACACACTTTTAGAAAATATGATCGAGGCGGCATCTAGATCAATCGATCGGATAGCCAACCGCCGGTTCTATCTAGACTCCACAGCATCAGCTCGTCAGTATCGAGTCAGCTCACCGATCATCCTCTACACCGATGACATAGGAACGACCACTGGACTCATAGTGCAGACTGATGATGATGGCAATGGCGTATTCGAGACTACGCTGACACTCAATACTGACTACATCATGGATCCACTCACTGCTTTATCACTAGGCAGACCCTTCACACAGATCACGATTGTCTCGACATCCAAAACTTTTCCAATTTTTCCAGGACTATTTCAGAACGGACTACGACCTGGTGTGCAGGTCACAGCGAAGTTCGGATGGCCATCAGTACCGGATGACATCAATCAGGCATGTCTGATCCTCACCGCAGATCTATACAAGCGAAAGGATTCACCAGGTGGCATCCTCGGTCTGGGTGATCTCGGTGCTATTCGTATGAGTCCACTAGGGCGTGATGTAACTCAAATAGTGCGCGCCTATCGCAAGGAGACACTCGCATGAGCATGACTCCATCTACTGTGCGCGATGCTTTGAAAACACAGCTACAAACAATCACTGGACTGCGATGCTATGACACCATTCCAGACTCTATAAATGTTCCAGCAGCAGTCGTTGGCATGCTGGACTTCGAGTTCGACATGTCCATGTTGCGAGGTGCAGACAAGGCCACACTCGATATCATCATCATCACAGGCAGAATGAGCGAACGCTCAGCTCAAAACGCTTTGGATACTTACCTGACTGGAACGGGATCGTCATCAGTCAAGACAGTAGTCGAAGCAAATCCAACACTTTCAGGAGCGTGTCAAACACTGAGAGTCACCACAGCAACAAGCGGTTCGATTCAAGTCGGTGCGATAGACTATCTCGCATACCGATTCAGAACAGAACTGATTGGATAAGGAGAAGAGATGGCAATATTTTCAGGCAAGAACACAGTGGTGATTCTCGGAACAACCACTGTCTCAGCGTTCGTCAGTCAGGTCACGCTGAATCGTGAGGTGGATGCCGTTGAGATCACTACTATGTCAAACAGTGATCATGTATTCCTCGGTGGCCTCAACAACGACTCAGTGACAGTCGAGTTCTTTAACGACTTTGCAGCGAGCTCAGTCAATGATCTAGTAGAGGCCGCACTTGGCTCTTACCTAAATCTAAAGTTGATTCCAGTGAGCGGCACAGTCACAGCTACCAATCCTAGCTACACCATGAGCTGTTTCGTAGGCCAGTGGCAACCGATCAATACCAGTCCAGAAACTGTGGCCACAGCCAGCGTTACATGGCCAGTCAAGGCACTTGTCAAAGCCACTTCATAACAGGAAGGAATCGGAAGGATGAAGTTAAAAATATCAACCAAAGAAGGCAAGAGCGAGGTCATCGATGTCACTCCAGCAACGGAGTGCGCATTTGAGATAGAGTTCAAGGGTGGGTTCTATAAACTGCTTCGCGACAATGAGCGCCAGTCGGATCTCTACTGGATCGCTCATCACGCGATGAAGCGCAAAGGACTAACGCAGTTAGCTCTCGATGCTTTCATCGACTCACTTGTCGAAGTGGACATCGTGACTGACTCCCCAAATGGGTAAGCCGACAAGGGCGCATCTTTGAGATCGCATCCTTGTCGGTGCTCACTGGTATAGCGCCGAATGATCTGCTCGACTGTGATCCGGCCTTCCTAGTAGCGATCAAGACAATCCTGACTGAACGCAATCAGGCAGGAAGGCAACAGGTGAGGAGAGGCAGACGATGATCAGAAAGTTTTTCTATGATCAGGCAAATCGTAATGCTGGTCACCTGCTATATGTATCAGATTTTGATGAGCTGTTAAAAGATATGAAGCGCATAGATCCAGAGGCGCGCAAAACATTCAATAAGGACACGCGCAATATTTTGCTGCCTTATGTAAATGTAGCTAGAGGATTCATTCCAAGCGAGCCGCCATTATCGAAGTGGAGAACAATCGCGCCTACTTACACATCAGCAACATGGGAGGATGACACAAAGCATAGAGGAAGAGATGCAAATATCAGATGGGTATGGGACAGCGCCGATGCAAAGCGAGGCATCAGCATCACCAGGGGATCTTTCAAGGCGCGCAAACTAACATTCGACAATGTCATTGGATTGAAGAATGACAGCGTATCGGGCAAGATGTATGAGCTAATAGGGCAGGGTGTGCGCAGATCCGATGGCAGGTATAGAGCTCGAAATCTCAACGCCGGCGTGCTCATGCGGCAGAACATGAACACAAAACATGGAGATCGCAAGCGTGTAGTTTGGCGCATCAAAGAGGAGTATGGATTACAGATTGGCGCACAGATGGAGCGCATTCTTGATCCTATCTTGGCAAGATTCGGCAGGGGCTAATGGCCAATCGCTCAGTCATCGTCTCATTTATTACCAAGTTAAACAGTAAAGGTTTACAAGCCGCAGAGAGTGGCTTCAAGAAGCTGGGCAAGTCAGCTCTATCAGCAGGCAAGGCTTCAAAATTAGGTTTTCTTTTATCGGGAACTGCGGCGGTTGCCTTCGCTAGTAAGCAGATGGCGGCGGCGCTCAAGGCAACGGAGGAAGAGGATCGCGCTCTCAGGCAGTTAGAGCAGACTCTTAAAAATGTTGGCTCATCATTTTCAGTTAAAGAAGTAAGTGGATTTGTTGATGGCCTACAGAAGGCCTTTGGAGTCTCAGAAAATCTGTTGAGGCCATCGCTAAATCAACTTATAACTGTGACCAGAGATGTCGCTTCCTCGCAGGAGTTACTAAAGATTGCTCTGGATGTATCTAAAGGCTCAGGTAAAGATTTAGCCTCAGTCACCTCAGCTCTCTCACGCGCTTACTCAGGCAACCTGTCAGCGCTTGGAAAACTCAATGTTGGTCTAGATAAATCCATGTTGAAATCCAATGATCTAGATGGGGCGATACTAGATTTATCACAACGCTTCTCCGGCCAAGCAGCAACCGCAGCAGAGGGCTTTGCCGGTCAGCTCGATAAGTTAAGGATCTCAGGGGAGAAGGCGCAAAAGAATCTAGGCGTAGGACTGGTCGAGGCACTCAAAGTCCTAGCTGGTGACAGACCAGGAGGCATGGAAAATCTTGGCGGCGAATTAGAAAATATAGGAACACGATTTGGAAATGTGGCAATAGGTTTTGCAGACTTCGCGCGAGATGCAAAGGGGATCATCAAGCCTGTCTTGGCCGTCATCGCGGTACTGACTCCACTAGGTCGGATCGTGGGAGTAGTAGGGCTTGCTCTCAAGTTATTTGAAAAGCGCGGAGCTAAGGTCAAGGCAGAACGGGATGCACTCAAGAGCACCCTGGACATAGAAAACAAACGAGATCAGGCAAGAACTGGTCAAACACAAACTACAACTAAGATTGTCAAACTCACCGCCTCGCAACTGGCACTGCAAAAGAAACTACAAGAGCAAGAAAAGAAAACCAACGCAGAGAAAAACAAAGAGCGCGCAAAGAAAATAGAGGAAGAGCGCCAAGCGCAGGTCATGTCTGATCTAGCAAATAAGTTTGACATCGAGGGCATCAATCTAGCTATCGCTAAGCGCAGGGCAGGAACAAGCGAGGAGATAGCGGCGGTCGAAGGATTGCAGGCCATCAGGTCTGAGGGATACAAAGATGATGAGGCAGCGCTCGCCAAACTGATGGCACTAGATAAGGCAAGAGCCGCAGCAGTAGCGGCAGATGTTAATCAACTCAATAAATTAACAATCGAGATTCAGCTCTACTACAAGAGTCTAGGCATCCCTGTTCCACAAGGAATGATGGAAGGTCTGGGAGGGCAACTGCCACCAGCGCCCCCACCCAAAGCGGCCACGCAAGCAGAGATCGCAGCAATCGTGAGGGAGCAAGCGACCAGTTCTCCAATGTCACCAGTGATACCAGACACCTCGGTTCAAGATCTTATTAATCGGGAAATGGGCATCGACAAGCCGTTCATGCCAGGTGATACAGGTTTCACCAGCTCAGCCTTTGCTGGCCTGGTGGGCTCTTCTTTACAAGATCTTATAGATAGGGAGATGGCGATCGACATGCCGTTTATGCCACCCTCATCAATGGGAGGATTCGACTATCTAGGCGTTGGCGCAGCAGGTGGTACTACGATCAATCTCAATGTAGCTGGATCAGTTCTGACTGAGCAGGATCTTGGCTTCTACATTTCAAACCTGATCGGTAATCAAAACAGACAGGGCAATCCTGTTACGCTCGATCTACTAGGTCGCTAATGGCAGGCGCGACATTTCAGTGCATCATTGACTTTGGAAACGGCGCGACCTTCGATCCAGCTCTTGTCCTCGATGATCCGAGCACACCACTCGACTCATCTGTGCTTGGAACCGCAATAGCCGACACAGTAGATGTGACTCAGTATGTGATGCGAGCATCGATACGAAGAGCCTACAATCGAACGGCTGACTCCTTCCAAACGGGATCGGCAACTGTCCGGTTGATCGATGATGCCGGTCTATTCAATCCCTCGAACACGAGCGGTGCGCTGTACGGCAAGATCCTG